AGTAGTTATACTGCTTGTTAGTGTGTTTGTACCCGTGTTCAGTAAAGATGCTCCATAAACAGTGGGGTCATATATGTACTGACCCAACGAACCAACACTATAGCCCCATCTTGGCTCTGTAGGTTTTCTAAGGTAGTTTACGGTAACCCCTGAATTTATACTATCTGGCTTAACATATACCCTTTCATTTTCGTAAAGGTATGTTGGAAAATATTTTGTCGATGCTGTAAGTAATGACCTCTGTATATTATAAAAGTCATGTCTCTGCAGTCTCTGAAGTTCTACTTGATTTCCATTTATACCAGTGTAAACCACTGTGCCTAAACGATATAGGTCAGATGGTAGTGTATAATATGGTGTGTTTGGGGTTGTAATATTGTCGTATGTTGCGTCACCGAAAGCCTTGAATATAGAAAGCTTTTCGTCTGTGTTCATTATTCTGTCTGAATAATCAGCGTCTGCCTGCGGAACACGAATCTGTTGGTTTAGTTCTTCTGCATAGCCTTCAAACATTTGCAGTTGAACTTGATTGGCTATTTTATTGAACTCATTAGGTGTAACATAACCTCTCTGTTCCTTATTAAGAATCAGTAATGCGGTTTTATATACCTCGTTAATGTTTATAGCCATATTTATTTTTTATTAATTATAAAGGCTAGGTCAGTTTTATTCTGACCTAACCTATATAATATATATTACGTTGTTACATTAGTTTTTTCTCGATAGATGAAAATATTTCCATACCCTCGTCTGTCTTGAAAAATGAAGCCATAGCTGAGTATGGGTGTTCATCAAATGGAACGGTCATTAACTTTCTACCATTGCTGGCCCATGTAAATGTACGTTGGTCTTGAGATAATTTAATGATACCTTGTTCAGCCGCTTTAATTGCAAAGTTTCTAAGCTGAATGTTATCATCTAGTGCTAGACTAATAAACAGTCTTGGATTACTTTTAGCTAGTATCATAATGTCTCTTCGTATCTCTTTACTTGTCATCTTAGAAACACTTGAACCCTTTTCAGCTCTAAGTATAGCCTCTGCATGGTCGATGTCAATCTCCCTTGCGGCTGTCATTGCCTCAAGCTCAGTCTCTAAATCCTCTAGTCCATATTCAGCCTCTTGTACAGGGTCAAACTCTGTATATAGTTTATCCTTGTGTGGGTGATATAAAGACAATAACTTTTGAAGTGACTGCTTCTCTTTAGGTACATTCAGAACACCATCTTTAAAAACGATGTGTTCCATTGTTACGGAGCCATTCTGCTCATCTACGAAACAACTTTTCTGATTTGTTGCGTACCGTATTTCTCTCTGAGAGTTTGTCTCAGGGTCAAACCACAGTAGTGGATGCCTTGGAGTGTGTTTACTTGCCAATGTATAAGTTAATGGTGACTTACCTCCTGTCAAATAGTATTGACGGGACTTAATCTCCCATTCATCTTTCTTCTTGGTTTCTTTTACTTCAACTGGTTCAGGAGCTACTGGAGCTTCAATTACAGTTTCGTTTTCTTGTACAACCTCATCTACTTGAGATTCTGTTGTTGTTTTTCTAGGTCTTGCCATGATATAATATAATTAAATAGTTTAAAAAAAATAAAACTTGGGGCCACACAACATGACCCCAAGTTTATAAGATTAATGCTTACGCAGTAGCCTTGAACAACACGAAGTTGTTAGCAGCCTGAGTAACCAAACAACGCTCAGAAAGGAAATGAACCTTCATTACGTCTTCTCCTGAAGTAGCAGCACCACCTACAGAACCTGTAATCCAAGACTTCATTCTTCGGTCATCAGCTTCAGAAGCACGATAACGAGCGTGAAGGAATGGTCTACGAATGTTAGTACCTAACATCTGGTCGTAAACGGTAGTTGTTCCAGCAGGAACCAATACACCCTCTATGTCTCCTGTAAGACCACGAGTAGAAGCATCGTTAAGATATTTCCAATCAGTCTTGTAGAAGTCATAAGAACCTCTTCGGAATCCAGAGAATCCTAAGTTCAGAGCCATTTCAGAGCTGTTCTCGAATACTCCGTAAGAAGTACCACCAGCACCGTAAGAGTTCTGAGCAGCAAGCATATCGTCCATGTCTAGTGACGTAGCACGATTTAAGAAAAGCATATTCTCCTCAATAGCACCCTGCTTGTCAAGGTTAGCTAGAATCTTGTCGAAATCAGCTAAACCAGTAGCAGCAGTGAAGTTGTTATACACGTTTCCTCGCTCCTCGATAGCAGCAAAAAGACCTTGTGTACCTTTCACGTTAGCACTAGCACTACCTCCAGCTAGTTGTCCGATAGCAGCAGAAGGAGTACCTGCTCCATCAACATCAGCAGATGCAAGCTCACCTTCTACAGAAACCATCTCTAGGTAATCCTGAAAACGTAGACGAGTCTCGCCTTCAGCCTTCAAGTACCAAAGGTATCCAGAAAGTCCAGCCTCATCAGTAACTTCAACCCAACCAATTTGAGAAGCGTCAGAACCTGAAACCTCATACTGGTCTTTGATGATTACTGGGCTATTGTTGTACTGAGTGAATGATGGTGTAATAGAACCAGTCATAGAGTCAGTACCCTTACCAAATTCAGAGCCGTACACGAAGATTTTAATCTCTCCACCGTTAACATCGTTACGAACGGCATCCAAGTTAGCAGCAGTGTAAGGATATGCATTAAGCTTCCAGTTGTTTCCTGGAGAGTTACTTACAGGCTCTGCAGCAACAAAACACTTGAGAGAGTTTAGGCTTACCGTGTTGTAAACAACAATAGTAGAACCAGCTCGGATAATAGGTTGAATAGACGCTCCAGCAGAGTTTTCACCAGCTACATCCTGAATCAAAGTTGTACTACCACCAATAGTAATATTTGATGCGTTAGCAGGTACCCCACTACCACCCATACCACTCTCGAAAGAAAGGTGTAGACGGTTTTGCTCAGACCAAATAACTTGGTCAGAAGTCATTGGCATCTCAGCCCCAACCATACGAAGAAAACCAGAGATTGTACGGTTACCGTAACGCTCTACTTCAGCTTCATAGATTTCAGGTAGATACTGCTGTGCGAAGTCGTTTCCGCTTCCATCAGCAAAGTTTAAATAAGAACCTTGAGTAATACTCTTAAATGGAGTAGGTACCAAGGAAAACGAACCCAACGGGTCGTTAGTTGCAAATGTTCCCATAGTTTATTAATTTTTGAACTTGTTTTTATTAATTTTAAGTTTTGAAGAGTCGATACCGTTGACGGCCTTAACCTTTAAACCATTTATAAACAGACTATCGTTTGACGTTTGTCTAGGTGCTTCACCCGTTATGTTCTTAGACTTAACAGCGACCTCCTTGATAGCGTCAGCCTTACCCTGTTCGTAAAAGTGTGAGGCAATTTTGTCAACATTTTGGGCTGCGTACATTGCTTTATGATACTCGTCAAATCTTTTTACATTACCACCTTCATCGAGAAACTTTCCCAATATGTTGTTAATGCTAGATTGAGTATCGGCAATTGATTCTGGATTACTTACCCCGTATCTAAACTTCTTTTCTCCTACGTTAAAATCAAAACCTTTGAAATCGTTTTGGAAAAAATCTTTAGTTTTAGATTTGAATAAACTTCTAGATTCTTCAGCTTGTTGTTCACTCTCCTTGTAGCGATTAAAAAAGTCCATTGCTTTTCTTTGTTCGTTGGATAACGTGGGCCTCGACTTGATTTCCTCGTAGTATTTATCCTTCAAATCATTTAGAAATGAATGGGCTTTTGAAACCTCTTCTTTTTGAGCAAGTTTTTTTCTCTTGATGTCTCGCTCATCATCAAGGTCTTCATCGTAACGAAAGTTTTCTTCCATTACAAAATCTATTTCCTCATCGTCAAGATGTGGTTTTGTTTTCTTATAGTACTCTCTTAGTAGTGTTTCTTCATCTACGTTTGAGTAGTCTGTATTTAATCGGACATAGTCCTGTAGGTCACCACCTGTTTCGTTAATAAACTTTACTAGCTTATCTACACCATCTGGTAGGTTTATCTTAACCTTATCCTCTGTCTGTTCAACAATGGGTGCTACCTCTTCTTTTTCAGTAATCTCCTGTATTACTACTTCCCCTTCTTCTGACTTACCCCCATCATCTGAACTGGTGACTTCTTCGGAAGTGCTTTCAGATTTTGGTTCGGGTGTTCCTTCCTCCACTTTTTGTACAACTTCGGAAGGTTTATCCTCATGTACGTCATTTGTGCTTTGCTCTTGAACGGCATCTTCTTTTTCTTTTAGTTCCTCTTTCTTTTTAGAAAGGTCTAACTTGGTTACTGTTTCTTTAGCCTTCCTGGGCTTGACTTTTGACAAGTCTACTTTTGTTTCCGACATAATAATATAATATATAATTGTTTAAAATCATCTTGGCTCAAATTGCTCTAAACCAATACCACCCAACACATCGTTTCCAGAGGACTCAAAGTCTGTTGGTAGCAAGTTGTTTTTTCTTTGGTTGATGAGTTCACTCTGTTGAGTACCCTGCATCTTAATTCTTTTATCTTTTCGGTCCTCTATCTCTTGTTCTTTTTGACCCTCAGCATTAGCCCTTACTTGAGCTAACTGCATGTTAAAGTTAAACTCAGCTTGCATCAACTCTCTCTTAATCTCAGCTTCAGCTCTAAGCCTTTGTATTTCAAACTGAGACTTAGCTTGCTCTATGTTAACCTTTTCTTGTGTTAACGCTTGTTGTTTTTGAACCTCAGCAAACGCAGCCTTTTCAGCAGCCTCAGCATTAGCTTGAGCTTGAGCTTGAATGTTTTGCAACTGAGCCTGTCTATCGGCCTCAATCTTTTTCTTTCTTTTCTGCTTTAATATCTCGTTAGCAAGCTTTATGTTCTGTATCTCTCGAATGTCTATAACATCCTCTATGTCGATACCACCACTCTTTAATGCAATCTGTATGTTTTGTTCAAGCTGTGCTTTTTCTTCATCCTCTGGCTCAAGCTCTAGGTATATACCAAAGTCATGTAGGTGTAATTTACTTATTTCTTGAAGCGTACCTACATTGTATGCACTTATTGCCTCCTGAAGTGAGTTGTTTGTCAATGCAAACTCAATAGAATCTGCAATCCTTAGAGATATGTTTTCGCACGTTCTAGCGGATAAATAAAGGCTAGACTGTAGTATGTGTCGTGTCGCTACATTTGATGCGTTAGCGGCAAGCTTTTGAAGTCCTACAAGCGTGTCCTCCATAGGTGCGCTACCGTCACGAGCTTCGTTAAGCCCTGTGACATCCCTAATCATTTGTAAGTAATACTGATAGGTGTTAATTAATGCCGATAACTTTGCCTGACCGTTTGATGAACTTAGTTCCTGTATAGGAACCTTACCTCTATTCATATCACCATCCTGTGTCAGAGACCTACCTAGTATACTACCCGTTTGGAAGTACATGTTCAAAGCCTCTTGGGGATTATAACTTGTACCATTACCCAAATCCACCTCTGCTAATCCATCTACATCTAGGTATACTCCGTCTGGGACCAACTTAGATATGACCTGCTGTATCTTTAAGTTTGTAATATTTATCATATCAGCAAACCCAGTAATCTTACTTACCGTTGACTCTATCCTACCCTTATACATTCTTGGGGCAGAGATAGCGTAATTCATATTGACCTTTGTTGTGTCAGCGTATGGCCTTGTCATATTCTCTGACAGTCTCCAATCAATCATTTGGTCGTATCCAAGAATCTTAGCACCAGTGAACAACACCTCTATAGTCCTAGACACTTTCTTAAATGTGTCCGATGGTGGTGGGTCAAAAGAATCTGTCTTTTCTATAACCTTCTCAAGACCATTACCAGTTTGCTTTAACTTAAACACCTGATTCATATACGTCTTGTACTCAAAGTATAAAACCTGAACTGTGTTCTCGTCATAGTCGTTCCAACCAACAACATAGTCGCTTCTGTTACCCATCTTAGATATTCTATCTAACTCTTCCTCAGAAATAAATGGGTACTGCTTTTTAAGTTCTGGTATTGTTATAGACTTAACCTCACCAACATAGTAAATATCATCAAAGTTTGGGTCCTCAGTATACGACCAAACCATTTTAGCTGGGTCACAGTAGTTTACTACAACACCCTCAGCCTTGTTCCAATCAGTTTTTACCGCAGCAATACCAAGAACTGTTAAGTCATGGTTCAATCTTCTCCTTATCAGCTCAAATTTATTCTTATCCAAGGTATTATTTATAACCTCTTCTTCAGCTATCTCTATGGATGGCTTGTACTTGAGTTGCATGTGGATAGATATCTCCTCCTCTGTTTCTGGAAGATTGCTTTGGTCTGGGGTACTGTACAGGTCTAGCCCCATCATCTGCTTTATTTGTTCTATCTCTGCCTTAGCGGTAATATCCCGTAGTAATCCAGATGCGTAGTTTGTTCTTTTCTTTATAGACTCTGGGTCTTGAGCATAAGCATTAATCTTATACTTCTTCTCCGACATACCATTAACAACGATGTCAACAAACTTAGATATAACTGGTACTGGCTTCCAGTCTAAGTTAAGGTATGATAGGTCACCGTTAATAGATAACTCATCCTTATACTTCTGTATTGGCTGCTCACCTCTAGCGTAAAGCCTTAGGTTGTGGTACTTGTTCCAATTAGTTGCAAACCTGTTACCGCTTCTCCCACCATGAAACCACTCACCCTCTATAGCCCTCCCTACTTGAACGCCATATTCAAAGCTCTTTTTCTCCTCATCGCTAACGACTTGGCTTGGGAACGAACTATTTGGATTTGTACTTATATTCATCTATCTATTATTTTGGAAACACTACCAGTATTGTCATATCTTTTAAAGCCAAGTTTAATATTGTTTCTAACCACTTTGTTTATAGGTGCGTATCTATTTTTGTTACAAGCCATTATTGCTAGTCCTGAACTAATAGACGCATCAAACTTTGTTCTGTTGTTTATATCAAATCTTGCCCAATCATTTAATGTTCTATCGAAATACATATCACCGTATTGGTCATCACCTATGACCCCAACACACTCGTCTATGTAAGTCTCTATTGCGGCTGCATGAGCCTGCTTAACGTCTTCACTTGAGTTAGGTATACCACCTATCTCTCTTTCTGTTTGTGAGAGGTTGTTCCAAGTCCTATCTGGTCTATTCATAGAGTAACCTCTATAACCCCTTCTTTTAATGTGATACAAGAGTCTTGGCTTGTTATTCTCACAAAGTATTGGCATACCGTAAAAAACAATAGCCATCAATATATCCTCAAAAAATATCTCAGCGGTCTGTGGTCTAGATATATACTCTAGAAAAAAGTGGTTTGCTGGGGCCTCCTCCATAGAAAACTTTGTCAGTCCGTGAAGAGAACCATTTGAACCTACGCCACTTACAGTACCCGATATATCGTAACTATCACAGCCGAATGCCCCTAAGTGTTCGTTACCAGGGTACTTAACCCCATTTTTTATTATTACTCTATTTTGAAGATTTGTGTTAGGAACCCATGAAATTAAAAATCTTCCGTTATTGCTAGGTAAAAATATCACCCTTGTATCCTTTATACCATTCTCCCATTGAAAGTTACCCTTTGTAAGTATATTGGTGTTTCTTAGGTCTTGGTTATAATCTATCTGCTGATATATCCTAGTGAGGTTAAACAAAGAGTTCTTAGCCTCATCCCTAAACGCATGCTCCACTGTTCTTGGGAACTGCCTATAAAATTCATTAAGACCATCCTGGTCGCTCTTTAATCCCTCTACCTCGTTCTCCCAGTAATCAATAACACCCATCCGTATTTCATTACCAAAGGTATCGTAAACTTTTTTCTCTGGTGTTTCAAATACAGGGTATCCATACTCGTCTATGTATCCCTCGTAGTTCCACTCCATCGGTATAAACAGGCTATACAACCCAGATGCTGTCTGCCCGTTTGCATTTCTTTTGGTTACATCAGAGTCCTCGTACAACTTCTTGAAGTTCTCACCTCCCTTGTCTAGAGAGTTTGATGTACTCCCCATCATGCACTTACCAATTACCCTACTACCTAACCTTAGACATGTCTTAGTAACCCTCCAGTTGTTAAGTATGTTTGTGGGTTTCTCCCACTTACCACTCTCATCATGTACCAACAACGATAGTTTCTCACCATCGTATGAGTTATCCCCTGTGTTCTTCCAGTCTATGGTTGTGTCAAGACCTGTAATGTCCTCAACCTTGTTGTTTGCATCCAGCTTCTTTCTAGTAAACTTAGACGCTGGTACACGGTACGCAAGCTCTGTTTTAGGTCTATCCATACCATCCTGTATGGGTTTGAAGAAGAACGGGTAGTTAACCGATATTGGCACCACCTTGTCTGTGAACATCTTCTTAGCATCGGGTCCTGTCTTAGACAGTATACCAAACCTTGAGTCACTAGATAGTGTTGCTAAGTTTACAGTTTCTGCTGATGACATAAAAGAAAAACCAGAGCGTCTATTCTTTAAGTAGCACATCCCGTAGCTTCTGTGGTCAGCCTTACAAGCCTCCCAAAATATAAAGAACAATCTGTTAGACTCTCTAAAGTCTGGCTTACCAATATCTATCTTAGACCACTGTAGGTAGTTGTAGTGAGAACCTGTTATGTATGTTGGCTTTTTGTTGTTTATAAACCAAAAACCATCTTCTCTTCTAGTAAACTCCGTGTCTATGTAGTCAAACCATTTATTCTTAAACTCATCTGGTGCCTCATTCCAATCAAAAACACTCTTAAACCTAGATAACTCTTTTGGGTATTCAGTGTACTGCCATTTGTTATCTTTAAACTTAACCACATCAAACTCTGTAGGTAAAGCTATCTTTAGGTTTTGTATCTCGTATATCTCACCAATCTGACCGTTCTTACTTATAACTACAATGTCGTGGTCTTCATTGTACCCATACTTCCACTTCTTTCCATTGTTCATTCTTTTCAGAACATGTGGCTTTATGTGGTCATCTATTATATTTACTAATGTCTGCTCGTACATTACTTCTTAGACCTATTCTCAGCAAAACCAGAGAATACCTTTTTTGGTGCCTCAACTTTTTCTACATTGTTGAGCATATTTTCCTCCTCGTTAATTCTGTTTAAGATTTCAAACGCATCAAATATTGCAAGCTTTTTAGTGGCCGCTGCGTTCTTTAATCTATCCGCTGATACATCATCCTCACCCCCAGTAACTATTGGCTCTCTAGCCACCTTAATTAGCTCCTCAACCGCTGCTCGTCCAGCTTGGATTATACTTAGTTTCGCTTCCTTCGTTTCCATAGGTCAAAACAATATTTTTAGATTTCATACAATATAATAACTCACCATCCACAATAAACTCAAACTCTGACTCTGGGGTAAACCCAACAACCATTCCTGGGTGTACATTGTTCTCTTCAAGAATTTTGTTGCCATACCTAAGTATTCCTGTAAGTGGTTTTTCTTTTTGGGATGACCACTCATCATCATTAACAACGGGTTGTACAAAACAATAATCAAGGTTTGATTCATTGTCACCATAAAGATATATCTGCTCTGGTGAACAAGCGTACATATCTTCTTTTATATGGCTACGACTATTCTTTTCATTACCCCTTATGTCGTAAAACCTCCTAAACACATTATGGTGGACAATAACCTTGTCACCAACCTTGATATCTGTTACAATAGATAGTGGAGTGGCTATTACCTCTGCCTCGTTACTAACGCTTTTGTAGCTTTCAATCTTTGTGTTAGTTACAAACTTAACCCCACCAATATCTTTGGTATTGTTATACCTACCAGATATAGGCTTAACAATGAAATCGTACACACTTTTCATGGGTGTTAGTATTTCAAGTCGTACTCCACAGATATACCCATGTTCTTATTGAAGTCTTTCCAGGGCATCACCTCATCGTTCTTGGTTATGTATATCCTGTACACATTATCCTTCTCGATGTCTTCTATGTTTGATACACAGTGGCCACCATAAACCTCTTGACCCACAGCGTAATGCATAGCGTTCTCCTTGTACTCCTTACCTATAGTTATCTTCCTTATTATAGACACAGCTACTCAGTTTCAACTTTAGTATACGAGCCATCAGAAAGGTCTATGTTAATGGCCCCGTATTTGTTTTCAAGCTCTTTCTTGGTGGCATTAGACTCCCCTAACGCTTCAATGTATATCTTCAAGAGACCATCCTTTTCGGTCTCTATAAAGCCTATTCTTTTAAGTAGATTGTTTAACTCTACCTGCTGCTCAACAATCTTGTCAAGCTCTTCTTTTTCTATTTTCATTTAATTTAATTTAATTCTATATGTGTGGGATTAAATAAGTTCCCGTAAAGTTATTTAGCGTCATATCAGCACTACCGACAGAACCGCTTTGCGCTATAGTTGTTGCGCCATTTGCTTCATTAAACTTATACCAGTAAAGAGGTTGACTTCCAAATATATTTGTCACATTTCCACCCCTTCCGTTATTATATATTGCTTGTGCCTCAGCAAGTGTACTAACCCTTTCGTCAAAGACTATATCATCCATAGCTATTTCAGAGTATAAGGTATTGCTATTACCCCTGTAGAAAAAAGAACCAAAGTTATCAAGACCATCAAATAAGCCTTGAGCAGAAGAACGGGTCTGCAACACACCATCATAAACAAGGTAAATTACACCATCAACAGTATCTGGAACCTTTGATAGTACCGCTTTTGCTTCTTGTCCGTCTACTATAAAGGTGATTTCGTCACCCACTCTGTACCCAGAACCCACAGCCTCTACACGAAGTCTGTCTATATTACCACCAGAAACAACAGCAGTTACCTGCATTCCTGTTCCACCAGGTGGATAAGCTGTTGTTGGAACGGTATAACTAGCATCTGCGGCACCAGTTATATTTTGCGTTATATCATCAGTCAGTGAGGCGTTGTTATTAAAGTAATAAAAATGATGCCAGTCATTGTCCAATATATTTAAATTCCACTCAACTTGTCTACTGTTAAAGTCTCCGTCAGATGCAAACCTTATGTATGGCGATGTGTTTCTGTGGTATATATATGTACTAGAGTTGCTTTGGCTTGATAATAACACATTAGTTTTACTAGTATCAGCACCAATTGGTCTTTTAGCCCAATAAGAGATAACCATACTAGAAAATCTATCTGTGCTATTCCAAGGAGTACCTATTGTACCTCTGTCATTTGAATTACCTACTGCTGGTTGAATGTAATTACCAAAATCATACAACGCTATTGTTTGATTAGATATAGTATCAGAACCTACAATATTGTTTACTGTTATACTATAATCGCCAGGGGTTTCTACATTTACTATGGCTGTTATCTGAGTAACACTGTCTATAGTGTAGCTCTCAACAACCGCAGTTCCAGACGCACTTAGGCTTGTGACTGAATAAAAGTTTGTACCAGTTAATACAACCTGAGCTGGTGATGTGGTATTTACAGAACCGCTGGTAATTGTTGGTGCTTCTAATGCGTGTGGTGACCAATCACCGTTTGTTGGGAAGTATAGTGTTGCGTTATTACCGTTACCGCTTGAGTCAACAATGGTGGTGCCACTTGTTTGGTCAAACCTGTAAAATATATCTGGGCTTGTTATTACAGTATTACTTAATGTTCCGCTTCCTCCATTATATAATGAATCTACTTGACCCTGAGTTAATGTTCCGTCTGCGTCTATAATTAGTTCGTCTATAACAAACAAACCGTAAGATGTATAACTTCTACCTATAAGGCTTATATTTATAGCCTCTGCATCATAGTCTTCTGTTGTACCCGTAGACTTTACTGCGTTAATCCACAGCTCATTAACTCCACCATTTAATGATATGGCAACATGATTCCAACCCGTAGAGTTGGCTGATATAGTCCATGTAGTGCTAGTACCAGCAGAGGCTTGAAATGTAGCAGAGGTGCTTGAGTCAAATCGAAAGAACATGTCAGCATCCCCAACATGACCAAAGATATATTCATTAGAAATGCTACCATCAAAATAAACCCAACAGCTTAATGCAAACCCACTTGTTGCTGCTGGTTTGTTTACGGCAGATAACATTTGCATAAAGCTCCTGTCTCCGTCACTATACAAAGAGTTAACAAACTCAAAGGGTACCCCAGTTCCGTTGGGTCCTATTATACATAAGTCTATACCTAAACCTAAAGACATACTACTTTAAAGATATAATGTCACTAGCTGTAGTTCCAGTGGCTAGAACATAGTCCACAATAACTGGTAGAAAACTTCCGTCAGGTACGTTTGCAAAAATAACCGCATCTCCAACCTCTCTTTTACCTGCCATTAAAACCTTAACAGACCCACCTGTACCGACATACAATACAGAGCCAGTAAGGTTAGTAGCTGGTGATATAGTGTCTGATGCTGCTACTGTAGCCGCCTCTGTTCCAAAATCTGGTTGATTACCGAATTGTCCCATTTTGTTTATTTAAGTTAATACCCCCATAGGTTTTATCCTACAGGGGTGTTTATTTAATTATTAAGATAAAGTTACACTGATAACCGTAGTAGCAGTAACTGTACAAACAGTTAATTCACCTGTATCAAGAGCAAGGAACATATCTCCTTTTGTAAGGGTTGCTGTTGCTGGTGCTGTATCTAAAATCTTAACAAACCCTGCGATGTCACTTATTGTAACACCTTGGTTGTTTGTTCTTGAGTTTGCTGGTTGTAGGTCTGTACCGCTATTAAATCCGCTAAATACAGTTCCTAAATTAATTACTTCGTTTGCCATTTTTTCTAATTGTTGTGTTGTTAGTTATTAAACGGGTATTTTACCAAAAGGTACCCCACCTTTATTATATGCTTCCTTTTCCCAAGGCTCTTTACCAGTCCCCATCATGTTCAATGAACGAGAGTACTTCTTCCCCTTCCAATAGAAGTTAGGGCCATCCCAATCTAAGTCACCTCTCTCGATTTGGTCAACATGGACCTTTTCGTGTTTGATGACTGCATCGTGATACTTTGGGTCAAGGTCTTTATTTAATAGTATGGTACCGTTCTTATTGGTTCTACCAAGAACAGACTCCTCTTCTTTAAAGTCATTTAAGTATACGGCAGGCCCGTTAAGATTGTATGGTGGCTTGTCTAACTTAAATGCCATTACTTTCCTTTTTTACCTTTCATCATAGGCTTCTTACCATACATACTAGCACCTTCGATTTTATTCAATCGTCTTTCTTGTCTAGCTTTACGTCTTTCTTCACGTTTTTCTTGTCGAGCTTCTTTAGGAGTTTGTGGGTCATCACCACTTACAATATTAGCTGCTTTTGCGACAACCCTACCAGGTGTCATAGCTATGTCTTTTAGGTTTTCCAAATGCTCATAAGCATCTTTCCTATTAGCTTTTTGCATCTTACCAATACCCATCATGTTAGCACCATCTCCATACATGTTACAACCTCGACCACCCATATGCTTAGAGATTGAATTACCCATCATGTTAGCACCTGTACCCTCTTCAGCCTCTTTTCTATCTCGTCCTTTACCAAAAGCCTTTCCAGCTAGTCCGCCAGCTATTGCCCCAAAAGGTCCAGCGGCTAACATACCATATCCAGCCCCAACAAGCGCACCTTTTGTTTCTTTTTTACCCATACCCAATAAATCTGGTCCTTTTTCTTTTCCAGTCATCTTTGCTCCTTTTAATGTTTTTCCTGTTTCTTGTATTAATTTATCTAACACATTCATCCCTTTTTCTTTTAATTCCTTACCAACACCTGTCTTACCAAATTCAGTAATATCTTTTTTGAGTGACTTTTTCTTTTTCATTGAAAATCCCTCTGAGAAACGCTCTCCAGCACCCAAGCTTTCAATACCAGATAATGTTGGCTTTACATATGGTGCAAGAAAACTAGCAATAGTAACAGCCTCAGTAGCTCCAAAATTAGGCCCCTTGCCGTACATACTAGCACCATCCTTGTCAGCTCTTTCGTTTTCTAGGTAGTGTAGCCTAGCCTCTGGGCTTAGGTTTTTGTTGTACGCCATAGATTCATCGTACTTTCTTTCAGCTTTTTTAGCTTTTCTTTTGGCTTTTGCAGCCTGCATTTTTGCTTTCATTTTTTGTAATTAAATATCTTAAAACGGTTTTATAAACTTCCACCCAACCTTAACCAAGACCGCAAGTGAAACTATTAATATAATCCAAAACAGATACCTCTTTAGGTACCTTTTCATTTGGTCTAGTATTCCTTCCTTCCTTACAACTACCTTTTCAAACGGTATCTCCACCGTTCGTATGATTGTATCGCTCTTACACTCACCTTGTATATATGTCGTGTCACCGACCCTAACATACTTAATTCTAAGCCTGTCCTTATATAAATATGTAGTATCTCCAGGTATGTTAATAAACGAAGTGTCATACTCAATCCTGTCCGATATAATATTGAATGTATCACGCAGTGTGTCCTTGTTTAATAGCTTAGGGTACTTAATCGTAAGTTTTTCTATCTTGCGTTCAGCCCTCCTAAATTTATTTTCTAACCTCTGCTCAACAGAGCATGAGTTAAATAAAAATACAGTTAAGAGTATAAAGAATACACCGTCTTTCCTTTTACTCTTTTGCATTTTAAAACTTGATTTCTATTATCCCTTTCTTTGTAAGAAACATGAACCCAATCTGGGTTGTCCTCGTCACCGTACTCCCAGATAAGCTGGTCAAAGTCTAAGTTGTCTTTTATAAAGTTAAACATGTCTGCATTAGACATATGTCCTAGCGTGTCATCAATATCCATAGCCGCACCATTAATAGCGCAATGCTGTGAACTTGATGAACCACCAATGGCTCTGTTTAACTCTACGCTTCTGAACAGACTATTTATAGCTATAGGACCACCTACATGTTTCCTGAGTGGCTCAAACACCTTTTCACATAATAGTTTTATCCTCTCCATCTGCTCACCACTGGGTATGTTTTCTATACCCTTTCTAATGGCAGTGTTACTTTTAGTTACTTCCTTATAAGAAACGTGTTCAGTTACCTTCATTTATTTTTTTTGATGGTTATCCATTTATGAACAGTATATCCTATAGTAACAAGGAGTAGTAATATTTTCAAAGACATCTCTATGTCGCTAAAAGATATTCCAAGCGTTGTTATATTAATCAACACGATTTTCATCTCGTTGTACATCAACTTAATTAGGGGCATCATTCTTCTTCTTTATCTTTTTTACCGAAAATCTTACCTGCCTCAGCAATACCAAAAGCACCAAGAGTGACTATAACAAAAGAGTTAAATATAATGTCATTAATAACAAGCTCTTTGCCCCATAACCCAGTTGCAATGTCTGTGACTGCAAAAAGTGTCATCATAGCAAACGAAAGGAAACCCACTATGTTCTTTTCGTTGTACTTATTTCTGTTTTCAAATATTTTCCAGAAAGACATACTAAAATCCTTTTGCTCGTTCAGTTATAGGACCCATCTTGCATGATGGCTGATTCTTAGCTAAAAGCTTAATACCCTTAATACCGTTGCTGTCACCTTTTTTGGTTGGGAACTCACTCATGTCTAGTGGTCCGTCCCATACTGAACTTATACCTAAATCTTTTATCATTTTGTAGTTATTTATTTTTTAAAAACCCCTTGATTCTTCAGAGCCGTAAAGACCACCAAACAACTCGGTCATTTTATCATTTTTTCTATTCGACACTGGGTTCACACCCGTTATTTTTTCAAGCTTGTTGTATTGAGCCGCATCTTTTAATTTACCACCGCCCTCTCTAATTCCCCCAAGGCCTCCCTTCGTAAACAAATCTTCATTTTGCTCTCTAAAATAATCAGCCTGTGCTGCATTTACATTGCCAGAGTTAACCATTTTAGCCTGCCTACGCAACTCAACCTGTTGTGGGTCAATCGCTGGTGTTTCTTGAGATGGTGTTTCTAATTCTGGAGTTGGTGGTGGTGGTGGTGGTGCCGCTGCTGGTGTGGGTGTCTGTCCAGTAACCGTATTAACTAAGTTGCTAATTATATTGCTGTTACCAAATAAATTTGGGCCTTTTTCTTTTCTTGTTTTCATTAGTCCCTCCTCATTTTTTTAGGTCCAGAGCTATATCTTTTTGCTCTATTCAATGCCCTGTCTATACCCATCATGTTTACACCTTCTTCGTCAGAGCCGTAACCCATTGATTCAAGCCTTTCCATTCTATCCTTTCCAGGACCCCTAAGCTTGCCAGCGGCCTCTCTTGACTTTAGTCTAGCTAATTTTTTCTCTTGTCTGTCCTCAAACTTACCAGCCCTTTTTTCTTGGTTGTATTTCATTTTCTTTTCTCTGTACTCTAGTCTAGCTAATTGAGCAGAGTGGCCTCTCTCTTTTGCTATCCCTTTTCTTATATCTATTTCATCCTGACTTGGTAGTAAGGTTCTAATAGGATATTTCTGCATACCAGATGAACCATAGTTTGTTTGCAAATCATTAGTACCAGTGCTTGTATCCAATGAATCAGGGCTATTGTACATGTTTGTGATGTCCAAATTTCGGTAACCACTCTCTCCTACATATTTTTTGTTATCTGCCATCTTTAAGTTCTCTTGTAATATATATTACTTGTTTTTATCATTATTCGCAGAAATAATTGATTTAGATAAAACTTTATCCATATAACTCCTGCCTAACATAATTTTATTATGGGTGCTAGTAGGTAAATCCTCATGCCCAAGCATTATCTTATATATCTTGTTTGTTAGCTGCTTAGTCCTTAGAGAGACCTCGTACACATGGTACTTCTGTGTTGTGTGGTTTCTTTTTCTCCAAACCACAATCCAACCGTTCTTGAGTAACCTATCCCACCTTCTCTTGTCCCAGCTATAGGAAAACACGCCAGTCTCATAATCCCTCTTAGTGAACCTACCCTCACAGTCTAGGTATATTAAAAGTTCTAGGTCAGAGTCTGATAAACCATTTGTTTTACAGGCCCACTTCCTTATTGTTCTGTAATGCTTTAATAGGTTTATATCCTTCAGAGTCTGTGGCTCTATCCTCATAAAACAACAACAACGTCAAACTCCTTTATCACCTTGTATACCACACCCTTTATCTCCATGTCAAAGCCAGCGTGTCTGTCGTAATAAACCGTGTCACCCTCAGTGATACCTTCAACAAGGTTACCAACCTTAGATACTGTGGCCTCTCTGTATCTTATATCATCCTTATGGGCATCAGATAAAATTAATCCACTCTTAGTTTTAGTGACCCCCTCTTTTATTGGTTGGATGAGCATGTACTTACCTATAGTCCTCATTTTTGTCTAAGATTGTTGATTACACAATTTGTAGACATAATGGTCGTAGACACAGACACAGCGTTCTTCAATGCACTCTTGGTTACAAGCAGTGGGTCAATGATACCAGCCTTTATCATATTGACAATTTTACCTGTTTTGACATCGACCCCATATCCAGTCCTCTTGTCGTAGATAATATCATCGTACTCACCATTTATCATAATAACCTCGTAAGGCTTTCTAATAGCCCTTAAAAGGCTTTCTTCGACCTCATTTACAGCCTTAACTTTATCAGACGCATTTAGTAGTGCTACGCCACCACCTGGGAGTATTCCCTCCTTTATGGCGGCTCTTGTTGCACAGATAGCGTCTTCAACTCTATCACTCTTTTCTTTTAGTTCTACTTCAGAGTTGGCTCCAACCTTTATTACCGATACTTTACACGATAGTATGGCAAGTCTTTTTTCTAGTTGTAACTTCTTGCCTGGAAACTTTGTTTCTTCTATCTGAGACTTAACTAGTTCTACAAGCTCCTTTACCTCATCATTCAGCTCATCAACCTCAATGATTGTCTCCTCCTTGTTTGTTATAGCCTTTGAGCATTCACCCAAGTGTTCTGGTTGTATAAGGTCCATATCGTCACCAAGGTCTTCGTTGATTACCGTTGCTCCTGTGATAACAGCTAGGTCCTGCATTCTTTCCTTCCTGTTGATACCATAGTCTGGTGCGTCAACAACATTAACCTTTATGTTACCCTTTATCTTATTCATCGCTAAAGCAGAAACAACCTGCTCATCAGCGTCACCGATTATAAGTAACTCCTTGTTGTTCTTTATGACGTAAGCGAGTATCGGCTCTATCTTCCTTATGTTCTCTATCTTGTTCTCTACAATAAGGACCAGTGGGTTGTTTAGTACACAAGAGCCACTATCCTTGTCTGTGATAAAATGAAAGTTCTTTAGTGGCTTATCTAGTGTTGCGCCATTAACAACCTCAAACGATGTACTCTCGTCTCTAGAAATTTCCATTGTTACAACACCACCCTTACCAGAGGCATTAAACGCAGATGATATTATCTCACCCAGCTCTTCGTCATTGTTTGACGATATCGTGGCAACGTGTTTTAGCATGTCACCACTCACATCTATAGCTCTATCCTCTAAGTATTTTATTACCTTAGTGGTGGCTGAGTTTATACCAGCCTTAATCTCTCTTTCACTAAACCCCTTAATTTTTTGTGCCTCACTTATAATTGAGTGTGCAAGTATGGTGGCTGTGGTTGTACCATCACCAGCCTCTTCCACCGTCTTTTTTGCGGCTTGCTTTAATAGGGTTGCACCCATGTTTTCAACTGGGTCTATCAATGTAACCGCATTAGCTACAGTAACACCGTCCTTTGTTACCACTGGTTTTCCAGAGCTGTCCTCTAAGAGTACACATTTACCACTAGCCCCAAGCGTTGAACTCACTGCCAAGTATAGTTTATCTATACCATTAAAAACATTTTCCCTAGCCTCATCACCGAAGCTAAGGTGTTTAATTATATTGTCTGACATTTAATTAAATTTAATTTACTACTTGTAAAGACGAAAACCCCTACGGTTAGATGTCTTTGTCTTTCTTAACTCTATTCTTTGCGGTTATTAATATTCTTTCTTCAAGTCTGGCTACATTAGCCTTTAGTGTTGCGTTCTCCAACAATAGTGCCTCTATTTTTTCATACAAGCCCTTCACCTTCTCCTCAAGCCCAACTATCCTTTTCCTGTTATCCTCTCTTATACTACTCTTAAAAGATACTGAATTATCTATTTTCTTCTTCCATATATTCCAGCCCTCTTTTATGCCCAAGGCACCAATAAGGGCTACCAACATAGGTATAATAGTTTCATTATCCATTAAATCATTTATTTAAAGTCCTGCTTTATTGATGCGTATACATCCGATGTATCTGCAAGAAAACTAATTATATCTACAGCGTTTATAGTTGCAGTTATTGTTGGTACCAACCCTCCAGGCCAATCAACAGAGCCACCAAGGTCTGTAGTATATGCTGTTATGTTAAAGGTAGAGGACGGGTTTTGAATAACCTTTAACACAGCGGACGTACCCAACGGTAGGTTAGTTATTGCTAAGGTTGTATTTTCAGTCAATGAAATCTCACCATACGCACCCTGTGACGCATCCCATGTGGCCGTACCTGACAAAGAGGTTATTGAAGACTTTGTAGTGGTAAACTGTTTTGATGTGGATATGTTTGATTCTATTTGGTCTGCCCTTAATTTGTTTTGAGTGTCATCGTATGTAAACGCAGCCTCGCTAGTAAGTGCGCCACTCCCGTTTCCGTATGGCACCTCTGTTGCTGTTATGTTTACTGTTGTTACTCCTGTATTGTCGATAGTAACATCACCTGACATTGCGACAGATGCTGATTGGTTAGATGCGTTACCTACAAATATTTTAGCGGAATCAAGGTTTGGTGTTGCGTTTGTTCTACCTGCACCAATCACTTTTATAACACCATTGTTTGCGTTTACCCTAACAATATTACCTATGTTCTGAATTAGGTTGGTTTCACCTGATGGTTTTATCTTAGTAAATCCCCCTAAAATGCTTGAGCTAACATAGATTGTATCACCAACGGTTAGTGAGTTGCCCTCAGAGTCTGATGTTGTGTTAAGTGGATATGTTCCTGAGCCATATATATTTCCAAACGTAATAATCTGAACAGTCTCACCATTTAAAGCACTCCTGTTGGCAAATCCAAATGAAGGCATTGTCGATACATTATTGGCTTGCGCCTTTGCCACCAATGTATTTGCACCAGAGGCACCAGAAATATAAACAACATCACCCTTAGATAAATCCCCATCAGCCTGTGCTGTGAATCTAATACCACCGTCTAGGTCACCCCTAAACTCGCCATTCGACTCTGGCCAGTTTTCAAGGGTTACATTACTATCTGCATCTATTGTAACACCTGTATCGTTCTTAATAACCTTACCTGTGGTTCCATCGTACACAGCAATAGAGTTGTTTACGGAACTTGCTGGACCAGTGACATAATCACCACCACCACCACCACCAGCTAAGTCTACAATGCTTTGTATACTAGTTGTTTTGGTTGATTGTGGGTTTGTTGTGTCCTCGTTGTCTATAATCAACACCTTATCAGAGGTTGTTGGGGTAGATTTTTCTGGATATGTGTAATTAATTGCCATTTTTTCTCTTTATATGTTTTTTAGTATTTACCTCTCCTGTTTTTTGGGGAGGATTCGGTGGAACCACCCTTTCCAGCCCATAAATTTTTACATGCCCAGTACCTTGCTGTAAGTTTATCATTGGCTGTACTGCATTTATGCCGTGCCTTGAAGCTTTTTCTGGCTGCATCACTGTAATTATGCCCATATCCAGAGGCCCCGAAGTGTATTATCTTCTCTTTCCCCCCAGAACACGCTTTAACCATCTTTTTCTTGCCAGGTCTAGAGGATTTTGTGGGTTTATTGCAGGCCATTTTGGATTTATCCACCATGTTTGGACCTACACCCTGCACCCTTCTACTCAGCCATGTACTATTCATCACTTTGTTTTATTTGGTTTTAATCCTGGAAAGCTTCGATACATTTGTTCATCTGAAAGCCCTTTTCGTTTTTTATATTGATATGCTGGTTCCTGTTTACCACTTGTACCCATAACTGTTTGGGTTAACATTTTCATGTTTTCTCTACTTTTCAGCTTTTTGGGGGTAGTCGACTTGCTTTTTAACTTACCTATAGGCATCTTTTCTAAACTCTGAAGCATTACCTTTTGTTTTGGTTTATCATATAAAGGAAACTCTTTTACTGTTTTATTATTACTACTAATAATTCTTGAAGGTTTCATTTTGGTCTGACTGGCATAATAATCATAGGGCCAGCTCTTTGAAGTTGTTAAACTTGGGGTATTTGCTGGAACTATATTGGCAGACTTAGTTTTGAAAGTGTTATAGAGATTATAACCTCTGTTGGCCATGAACTCTTTTTCAAAATAATTAGTAAGTAAATGAGCATCTAAGCTATCACTGTACGCCTGAATCCTTGGGTCGTCACGGTCATATGTTACATAAGGTTTTACACCCTTACTATTTTTCTTTTTAACGGGGTCACCCTCTGCGTTTGGGCCTTTTATTTTTCTACTCAGCCATGTATTATTCATCACTTTTTCTCTGATTTTGTTCCGTTACCGTCATTACCACGGTTCTTTTTTATTGATTCAAACCGACCATCCTCGTGGTCGTAGTCTCTTTCTGCCATCCAAGCCTTAGCTTTACTCAAGGAACCTAGTTTGGACACCATTTCAGTTAGTTTAGCCCTACGAATCCTTTGGTTTTCAACCCTCTTCTTCTTTCTAGCTGGGGTCATTGCTATTTTATGGTCCCTTATAGCCTTAGTTTTGGCCGCCTCTGGACTTAACTTCTGCTTTCTCATTTTTTGTACCCGTCTTTCCAGTTACCTTTTCTGGCGAAGTCTATCATTCTTTTTTTAGTTAAGAATTTATATACCTCACCAGCCTCCAATGCCTCTTTGTACGACTGCTCTTTGTAACCACCTTTACCGTCTTCTGTAATTGTAGGCCAAGCTGTTCTTTTACCGTCATCAGCCACGAGGTGTGTAGATGGTTCATGTCCCTCATATAAAGGTTTTTTATTAAACGATGTAATTTTATTACTATCATCCATTTCAACGTAAGTCTTTGTTGACCTACTACCACTTATATGTTTCTTCTTGCCAATCCTTCTTTTTCTAGGCATGTCTCTTATTCTTTATTTTTTAGTTTATACTTGTACAACTCGTATGGGCTACGAATCTCATCCTTATGAAACAGATTTACACTAGTGTTTGTGTGTTCAGTACCTGACATTAACCCTATACCTGGGTGCTTGTGCATTTCACCTATCCATAGCTTACCCTCTTTTGTGTAGTGGGGTACCCCCTCCATATT